GTTCTTGATTTAGATACACCATACGAAAAGATTTACATCGTTCGTTCTCTTGTATCTACACGTGAGATTGGTTTCCTTCCAGGGGACCATGAGGATAAGTCCTATCTTTTTCAGGTACCATACAAGAAGATGGTGAAGTATATGTTCGAGATGCCAACGGACACTGACTTCGAATTACTTTATGGTAAGTTAAAGGAACAGGAAACTATTTCTTTCTGGAGCACTTCATTTATCAGGGGTACTACTCTTGATGATGCAATTGTTATAGTTGATGAATGTCAGAACTTGAATTTTCACGAACTTGATAGTATAATAACTAGGATAGGAGAAAATTCTAAAATTATCTTCTGTGGTGACGGAGTTCAAACTGATCTTCGTAACAATTCTGAACGTGCTGGACTGGGTGATTTTATGAAAGTTATTTCTATGATGGAATCATTCTCATCTATTGAATTTACTATTGATGATATAGTTCGTTCTGGATTAGTTAAAGAGTACATCTTAGCGAAGCATTCACTTGGTATGCTATGACATTTATTCATCATAATTTTTTAGGTGACATTGAACTTGAAAAACGTGAGACGCCAGGTTGTAGACTCTATCAATGCCCGAATGGTGATTGGGTTCCTTCAATCACTAGCGTTACTAGTTTCTATAATCGACAAATTTTCATCGACTGGCGCAAAAGGGTCGGTGAAGAGGAGGCCAATCGTATTACGAAAAAGGCAACGACACGTGGTACTGATTTTCACGAAGCGGCGCAGGCCTACTTAGAGAATAAAGAACTGGATTGGAATAACTTCCTTCCTGCCACTCAATTTATGTTTCATCATGTTAAACCTTACCTTGACCAGATTCAAAATGTTCATGCAATCGAAAGGACTCTCTACTCAGAGTATCTTGGCCTTGCTGGTCGTGTTGATTGCATTGCTGAGTACGAGGGAGAACTTGCAGTAATAGACTTCAAGACTTCTGATAAAATTAAACCAGAGAAGTGGTTGGAGAACTACTTTGTACAGGAACAGGCATACGCATGTATGTACTATGAGTTGACTGGTATTGCTGTTAAGAAGTTAATAACTCTTATGGTAACTCCAGGTGGTGATGTAAAAGTATTTGACAAACGGAACAAAGACGAGTATATTAAGTTATTAGTTAGGTATATAAAGAAATTTGTCTCCTCTAATCTCGAATCTCATGGTAATGGATAAAGAACTAAACGAAGTGTTGGAGAAGAAGTTTCTTTGTCCATCCAAATTTGCACAGGACATTGAGAAGATTGTTCATGAGAATAATGAACTCAATTATATCGAAGCAATTATTGTGTATTGTGAAGAGAATAGTATAGAGTTAGAGTCTGTACCTAAATTATTATCAAAGCCCCTTAAGGAGAAATTAAAGTACAACGCCCAAGAACTTAACTTTTTAAAGAGAACCTCACGAGCCAAGTTACCACTATGAACCCTGACGAAAATCCTTTCTGGGGTGAACCAACTCCAACAGATTTATGGGACGACATGAAGAAACTTGATGCACTATATGAAGAACTTGATTGGGACCATAGAGATTTACTAGAGATTGCAATAGAAGGAAATCACATTACAATTAGAAACAGATCTAGAGAAGGCAGGTGATGCCATTTGAAACATATAAAACTTACCTTGCAATGAAGCAACACTTCACCAAGGATAAGTATGATTACCACAAGTACTGTGGGCGTTCTCGTGCTACCTTACAAGCATTTCATAAGCGTAAGGATAGGTACTTCTTTGAGAAGATGTCTCGCGCACATCCAGATAAAGAGATAGAGGATTACTTCCTAGCAAACTTTGTTACGTGTAAGGATCCAGAGACACTATGGATAGGAGAGATAATACAAGAAGGAGATAAGAATTTTACACAGTGGAAGAAGAAGGTACAGTCATTGTCTTATGTGTTTAGAGAAGATATAGATAAACTCTTTGATAGGAAGGTGGATGAGGTGTTCGATTGTAGTAAGGGACACCCTCATATATTAAAAAGTTACTTGGGTGGATACACTACCTTGGAAACTTTGGTAATATGTGATAGAATATTTGAGTACGTTAAAAACTTCGATAAGGAGTTGAAGGATCCTGTGTGGGAAACCGTCAGCAGACGGATAAAAAAGTACACACCCTTCCTAAATATTAATGTACCTCGTTACAAGAAAGTCCTTAAGGAGGCCATACTATGAGTGCGTTCTTTGAATCTGAAGTTGTCCGTAAGGAGATGACAGACATCCAAGAACTTCAAGAAGAAGTTTATGGAAACGTCTTTAATTTTCCTCAGATGGACAGGGAAGATCAAGCAGAGCACATTGAACTTCTTGTGGAACTTCTTAAGAAGCAACAGATTCTCTATACTCGTATGAGTTTATCAGATGATCCTGCTGCTAAGAAGATGAAGGAGAACATCCAACAGTCTGCTGTGATGATGGGCATGCCCAAAGATGTGGATATGTCAAACGTCTTCAAAAATATGGAGAAGATGATTGAAGTTATGCGACAGCAGGTTGACAGGAAACCATCCTGACTTTATAATAAACGAGTACACACAAGCCAAATCCCAAAACAAAAGCCAAATCTATGTCTTTTTCAAGTCTAAAGAAACAGTCTTCTCTTGGTTCGCTCACCTCCAAATTAGTTAAGGAGATTGAGAAGACAAGTACCACCAGAGGTGGTGCTGATGAGCGTCTCTGGAAACCAGAACTGGATAAAACCGGTAATGGTTATGCAGTAGTCCGGTTCCTTCCTGCACCTGACGGTGAGGATTTACCTTGGGCAAAAGTATATTCACATGCTTTCCAAGGTCCAGGAGGATGGTATATCGAGAACTCTCTAACTACGATTGGCGGCAAGGACCCAGTGTCTGAGTACAATCGTGATTTGTGGAACAGTGGTAACGATTCTGATAAGGATGTTGTACGTAGACAGAAGCGTAAGCTTTCTTACTACGCTAACATTTATGTCGTAAAGGATCCAGTTAACCCTGCTAATGATGGAGGAGTCTTCCTATTCAAGTTTGGGAAGAAGATTTTCGATAAGATAACCGCCGCAATGCAACCGGAGTTTGAAGATGAAACACCCATTAATCCATTTGATTTCTGGCAAGGAGCAAACTTCAAGCTTAAGATACGCAAGGTGGATGGTTACTGGAATTATGACAAGTCAGAGTTTGATGCTCCTGCACCTCTGCTTGATGATGACGACGCTCTCGAAGCAGTCTGGAAAAAAGAATACTCACTGGCAGACTTTACTGCCCAATCTAACTTCAAAAGTTATGACGCATTAGAAAAGCGTCTCAAGTCCGTGCTTGGACAGAAAACAGCACAACGTCCTGTTCTTGATGAAGAACTAGAGGACGAGAGTGAAGGCCGTGGTGCCGCAGTACAACAGGTTGCAGCAGCAACTACTGATGATGCTGATGCAGATGATGCTCTTAGTTACTTCCAGAAACTTGCTGAGAATTAACCTAGATTAGGATTCGATCCTTTCTTTAGTCTAGGGTTAATATATTCACTCGACGGCTCATAGTTAAGGACGGTTTCGAAATCATCTAAAACCATAGAAAGATACTTAGACTCCAGGAGATTGATATTTCTTTTATCATCCTGGAGTCTTTCTTCATATGTAAGATATGATATACCTTGAATAGGAGCGACAGTAATAAGTTTGTTAGTACCTGAATCTAAGAAGGTAAACTTATAGGTAGAGTCTACAATTTTACCCTTCGGTACAAATATTTTTCCTTTTGAATCTTTTATTTCTTCAGTCTCATAGTGTTTTATGTTAGATAAGAATGATTCAGAACCATATTTTTCAATGAGATAGTTATGGAAATTCCATTGAGTCATAGGCCATTCATCTCTAACGTTTATAATATTATTAGAAGCAAGAACAACCCAATCTAAATTTGAGTCACCATAGAATTTATATGCCACAGCATCAGGACGTTCATCACCTTCAATCTTATACTTTGTGAAAGCCATAAAGTCAGTGAAGATATCCTCACGTATCAGAGCACGACGAAATAGATTCTTTACAGTAATATAATCACTGTTAGATTTTCTCTCATTGATGCGAGAGATGTATTCAAAATTTGGTAGAGTGCGGAAATAGTTTGACATATCAATAACCTATATCGTTTGTGGACATACTATAATCATCCTCGAAGATTGCCTCAAGTTCACCGAAGTTTAATCCAAGATCGTATGCAGTCATAGAATTATCAGGTAACGTCATGTATGTACCATCAGGAACATAATTAACAGTCATAGAAACTAAGGCTGCTTTTTTTAATTTACCTATGAATGGATGTTCTTTTCCATTACCAGCAAAGAATTGTACATGGAATACATTAGGTGTCTTTAAGAATAGTCCTCCATTAGATGATACTTGTGCAGCCATTCCTTGTTTAAAGAAACGGATTATATTCATTACTGCTTGTGATTCTTCTCGGTTACGAGGGGTTAGTCTCCATCCGTAACTACGGTTACGCATTGTAGGTCCATTGAAGAGTAGTTCTTCGTTGGGGTTAATCATTGCTCCTTGAGAACGTCCAAGTGCTTGAGATGTATTAGCACCTAGTCCTGGTATATTACCCAATGCCAATGCTTTGCCCATTGTTTTTAAACCTGGAGAAGCCTGTGCCTTGGTTATTAACTCAGATAATTCTTCTCCTGCTGCAGTAGCAAAATTACCACTATCCATCACATCCATTAAAGCCTGACCTCCTGCTGCTTGCAGGGCATTCATTGTATGTCCATTCCAGTTAGTTCCATTATCATCTGTAAGACTTGGTGGAATGGGAAGTATAGTTGTTCCTAATGATTGTGTTATTCTATTATTGGGTCTCGCATCCTTACCTGGTTTAAATTTACCAGGTTCATACTTATACATTGTAATTTTAGTATAATCCTGTCCATCAAGTTTATCTACTGGATACTTTAAGTTACCATAACTTTTTCTTGAAACTGATTTAATTTTAAATGGTGGAGGAGGTAGTGCTACCGGTTCACCTGCATCTTTTCCATCACCTCCACCAGCATTACCTTCATCTTTTGTCATCAAACCAGTAGCACGTCCATTCTTGTTCCATGCTTCCCTTGTTACATTATCACTAGCAGATTCATTTATTTTCTGTCCCATCTGTGTTCTTACTTTCGCAGCTCGCTGATCATATTCCCCTGACCATGCAGCACCAGTTGAATCTACGAATTGTCCTTCTTCGTTTTGTGTGTAAGTTTTAGTAATACCTGTTGTTTTTCCACTTACTGTAGTATTATCGGTAACTATTAAAGTAACAGGCGCATTAGGATTCTCAGGATCAAACTTGAGTTGACTCCTACTGCTTTTATTTTTTTCCTTACTAAGTGCAAGTGTGCTAGTAATTTCTGCCACTATAATATCTTTTTAGTTATTTAGAACGAAATTTTGATAAGGAATTGTTTTTAACTCATCTATCTCTACTGGATGTACATAATATAACTGTCCTACTACCTCTAGGAAGGTATAGTTTCTCATTGTTCCCCAGTGAAAGTTAAAACCTTTGAACCCTGATGGATGATATTCTGTTACAGCAACCAATGGATTAGTATCGTATGTAATGTTAGGAGTCTTTGCTTTGTAGATGAAAGTATAGTAGTTTCCTAAGTCAGGGACAGGTGTAACAGTATCAGTTAATGCTTCTATAACTGAGAGCATTAGGTCATCAGCATCTTCTGTTCCTATTAGGTTCTTTAATAAAGGTGTTACTCTATTTCTATGTGGTTTTTGTAGGAGAGTCATAGACCTAATTCTTTTTCAGTGACTACCTTAAAGGTTAGTTGTCTATCTTCACAGAACTCTTGCGCTGCTTTCCACTTCGCTTGGTTCTTAGCATACTCTGCAACTTCACGGATGAATGTTTTCTTTTGTTTCTTTCCTTTTACAGGAGGGACACATTGTCTTGCAGGTTTAACTTCAATTACATAACGTACTTGTTTACCATTGCTTTCTTGTACTTTCATATAAAAGTCTGGGAAGTAGCGGTGAACTCTATTGTCTAGTGGTGAGCGATAAGGTATAAAGAATTCTTCACTTCCCCATTCAAGTATATTTGCATTACGATCACACCATTTCATAAATTTTAGTTCCCAAAGTGACCTATAAATGATGTTTCTTATGTCTCCTTTGTACTTATTTGGTTTAGTTGGTATAAATTTACCTTTATAGGTCATACATAGTATAGGGAAAACACCATATGGTATTTAGATGGCTGGGAACGTACCTGGTACAAAGTATAGTACAGCAGACTTTTTAGGTAAGTTTGCAAACATTGCTCAGACGAGTCAGTATAGAGCTCACTGGATATTTCCTCGTGGATTTAATCCAGGACTTGGTTCAGTCCTTCAAAATGAAGGTGCTCTATTATGCAAGGCAACATCCTTACCTGGTTCTTCAATAGCAACTCATGATGTTGCTAATGATTATTATGGAGTGACACAGAAGAGTGCGTATAAAAGACAGTTTGATAATACTATTGACTTAACATTTTATATTGATGGTCACTACCAAATTCTTCATCTGTTTGAAGCATGGTTGGATTATGTTATGCCTATGCAAGGAAAGAATCTTAAAGCTGGTAATACATTCTATAGAGCAAATTTTCCAGAGAGTTATAAAGCATCTCTCTTTATTGCTAAGTTCAATAAGGATTTTTATGGTGTACCTGCAACAAAGGGTGGGGTGATGGGTGAAAATATAGAGTCAACTAGGAAAGGCAGTGGACATATAGAATATGAATTTATAAATGCCTTTCCTCAGAATGTATCTTCAGCAGGTGTTTCTTATGATTCTTCTAGTAACCTAGAGTTTACTGTAACATTTGCATATGATAGGTACATAACTAATAGATCAAAAATTACTGCACCTCAAATTCCCCAACCAACACAAAAGAGTACTCAACCACTTAAGAATACCTCAAAAGATAATCCATCAGATCCTTTTACCGCAAATTGGTTGAAGCAGGCTGGCGGTGCAGCAGCTGTCTTTAATGATGTTACAGGTAGAGGAATACCATTTAATACTGAAGGACTTGGAATTGAATATGAAGGGAAGATGATTAACTTCCCTGTAGGTGAACCAGGGACGAAGAGTCAAGCAGTTAGTGGACAAAATGTTAATGACTCTACTCAACAAGTACAGGATGCACGTAATGGAGTTGGTTCTAATACTTCAGTAGGTAATGCTGCTAGAAGAGCCAGCGCTAAACAAGCATTAGATTTCTTCTAAAACCACTATAAATAAAACACAATATTATTTTTGTAATGCCTTTACCAAAGATTAGTACGCCAACTTATGAACTTGAGTTGCCATCATCAGGAGAGACAATAGAATATAGACCCTTCTTAGTTAGAGAAGAGAAACTTTTAGTTCTTGCAATGGAGAGCGAAGATACGAAGAGTATCACCAGAGCAATTAAAGAAGTTCTTAAGTCTTGCATTAAAACAAAGATTAAAGTAGAAGCACTTCCTACTTTTGATATAGAATATTTGTTCCTTAACATCAGAGGTAAGTCTGTTGGGGAGGAAGTAGAAGTTACTGTGACTTGTCCAGATGATAATAAGACTGAGGTTGAGATTAGTATTCCTATTGATGAGATTCAAATAGAGAAGAGTAAGGATCATAATGATACAATCAAACTTGATGATGAACTTACTATGAAGATGAAGTATCCTTCTCTTGATCAGTTCATTCAAACTAATTTTGATTTAGATGCTGCAAAAGGTGCTTCGCAACTTGAACAGTCATTTGATTTGATTGCAGCATGTATTGATACTATCTACAGTGAGGAAGAGGCATGGCCTGCTTCTGAGTCTAGTAAGAAGGAACTTAATGAATTCCTTGAGCAGTTGAGTTCATCTCAGTTTCAAGAGATTGAACAGTTCTTTGAGACAATGCCTAAACTTGTTCATGAAGTTAGTATAACTAATCCTAAAACTAAGAAGAAGAGTACTGTTACTCTGGAGGGACTGTCAAGTTTTTTCGTGTAGCAATGTGTTATATGAGTCTGGAGTCTTACTACAGAATCAATTTCGCATTGATACAGTACCATAAATACAGCTTAACGGAGATTGAAAGCATGATCCCTTGGGAGCGTGATATATACGTTGAACTCCTCAA